CTGGGCCTGAAGGATCACGCCAGCTGGGCGGCAGCCGTGAAGGCGGACCCGGAGATCGGCGGCGACAAGCTGCCCGAGAACCTGGGCATCGCCAAGAAAGCGTTCACGACCTACTTCTCGCCCGAGACACAGAAGTTGATCAACGGCCTGGGGCTGGGCACCCACCCCGGGCTGATTCGCGGCCTCGTTGCTATCGGCAAGACGATCAGCGAAGACGGCTACGTGCCGGGCGGCAAGACGACAAGCTCGTCAGCCCACCCCGCGTCACGGTTGTACGACGCATCCAACATGAACCCGTGACCTGAAAGGCCCGAAACATGGCAACGCTTGCAGCTACCCACCCGACCCTGCTCGACTTCAAGAACCGACTGGACGCGAACGACAAAGTCGCGCCGGTGATCGAGATGCTGTCGCAGCAGAACGAAATCCTCGACGACATGGTGTTCTTGGAGGCCAACGAACTGACAGGCCACCAGACCACAGTGCGCACCGGTATCCCTGAGCCGACGTTCCGCAAGTTGTATGGCGGCGTGCAGCCCAGCAAGTCGACCACTGCCAAGGTCCGCGAAGGCCTAGGCATGCTGGAAAACTACGCCGAGATCGACAAGGCCCTGGCCGACCTGAACGGCAACAGCGCCGCATGGCGCATGTCAGAAGAAGCCCCGTTCATTGAGGGCTTCGGCCAGAAGATCGCCCGCTACGCCATCTACGGCAACGAAGCGACGGAACCCGAAGGCTTCACCGGCCTGGCTCCGCGCTACTCGACCAACGACACGAGCGCATCGGTCTCGGCCGAGAACGTGATCAGCTCGGTCGCCACGCCTGACAGTACCGACAACACGTCGATCTGGCTGGTGGGCTGGGGCCCGAACACGATTCACGGCATCTACCCGAAGGGGTCGAAGGCCGGCATCCAGATCAACGACAAGGGCCAAGTGACGATCGAGAACGTCGACGGCGCCGGCGGCCGGATGGAAGCCTACCGCACTCACTACAAGTGGGACGTGGGCCTCGTGGTGCGTGACTGGCGCTATGCCGTGCGCGTGCAGATCGACTACGAAGACCTGACCAAGGACGCGGCGACAGGCCCGGACCTCTTCGACCTGCTCGTGCAGGCCGTCGAGATGATCCCGAACCTGAACGCCTGCCGTCCAGCGTTCTACTGCAACCGCAGTGTGCGCACCTGGCTGCGTCGTCAACTGATCAACAAGGTCAAGAACAGCACGCTGTCGATGGAAAACATCGCTGGCAAGCAAGTCCTGGCCTTCGACGGCATCCCGTTCCGTCGCGTCGATCAGATTCTGAACACTGAGTCGGGCGTCTAAGCCCACCGCACCTGAAAGGCGAAAATCATGATCCTTGACGAGCGCACTGAATTCTGTGACGCCACCGCGCTGAACACTGGCGCGGCCGGTAGTTACCTGGTTGGTGACGTGATCAACCTGCTGCCAGCAACGACCTCTCCGAACCTCACGGTGAACGAGATGTCGGACCTGTACTGCGTGATCTCGGTCGCGACGCTGCCCACCTCGGGTGGCGCGGCGACCGCGGCCTTCAGCCTGGCAACCGACGCGCAAGCGGCGATTGCCGTGGACGGCTCGCAGTCGGAGCACTTCCGCACCAAGGCCTTCACCATCGCACAGATGGCGGCCGGCACGGTGCTCGCCTGCTTCAAGCTGCCCGCCGGCAGCTACGAGAAGTTCATGGGCATCGTGCAGACCACGGCAGTCGCCGCGTTCACGGGTGGGGCAATCGACGCCTTCCTGACGAACGACCCGGCGCAATACCGTGCGTACGCTGACAACGTGAGCTGATATGGCCCGCGAGCAACGTGAACGAGTTGAGGGTGTGGAACTGGTCGCCCTGCGGCCGGGCGAATACCCCAAGCTGGTCATGCGCAAGCCGGGCGAGCACTTCGTCTACACGGGGGTCATGCCCTCGTGGGCGGCGCGTGCCAGTACGGCGCCCGTGATCCCCAAGCCGAAGCCGCTGAACGGCGACA